TTCATCATCATTTAATTTTTTAATATTTTTATTTTTTTTAAATTTATTAAATATTTTTTTATAATTTATATATTCATTAAACTCATCTTCTTTTTCTTTAATATCATTTAATATTGATAATAATAATTCATCTGAATATTCTAAATGTACATCATTTTCATAATCAATACTTTTAACAGTTTTATATACTTCATTTGCGCCACTATTAATAGTTGGTGCTATAACTATTGTTCTCATTTTATATTCAATTTGATTATCGTCTATTATCTTAGAGTTCTCATAAAGTCGTAATAATTCGCATAGTTTATATGTCTTTCCTGTTCCTTTACTTCCAATATATAATGATGTATTAAATAATACTGGTAATAATTTATTACTAGACATCACCTGATTTTTCTTTTTAATTTCAATTTTTTCAATCGTAATATCTTTGATATTTTTTTCAATTATCATTTATACTAATAATTATTATGAAAATAATTCATTGGCTAGTCTTGATTGATTTGCTTCATATAATTTTTTTTTCATTTCTTCTCGTGAAAATTTAACATTATTTTTAATCTTAGGTATTCTAACAATTTGTTCTTCAACTTCTTCTTCTGTATCATCACTTTCTTCTATCTCTATTGTGCGTTTAACAACTCTTTTTTTTTTAGAGGCTGGAATTTTAACTACCTGTTCAACAATTTCAGGTTGAACATTACTATTTTCTCTTTGTAATGTTTTAACTTCAACTACTTTTTTTGGTTTAGCTTTAGTTTTTTTAACTGGTGCGCTTGCGCTCGCTTTTTGAGCATCAATTAGTTCTGCTACTTCTACTGGCTCAGGTTCAGGTTTAATTTCTTCTACTTTAACTTTCTCGGCTTTTGCTGCTTCTGCTTTTGCTGCTTTTGCGGCTCTAGCTTTTGCTAGTAATTCAGCCCGGTTAATTTTTGGTTTATCTGTATTCATTAATATCTATAATATAAATAATAGAAAAAAAATATTTAATAATATCCAGCGACTTTTAAAGGATTCGCAGTTTTAACATCAGCATAATCTTTTTTAGCATTATATTTTAATGTATTTAAAACTTGTAATCTACGACCATCATAATTTTCATCTAATGGTCTAGCATGAAATTTAAAAGGGTCTTCAAATTTCTGTTGTCCAACTCTAGCATAGTTTCCAGATAAATTCTGAGCTTGTTGAAATTGTGGTATATTTTGATATGTATTAACTAATGATGGCATTCTAGTATTTTCAGCGGTATTTTCACTTTTAACAATTCTATTTAATTGATTAAAAAAACTTCCATTGTTTTTTAATATTTCAACCATTATTCTGTTTCTACTTTAACATCAGATAATTTCTTTTGATGTTTTATACTTTTGTTATGAGTAGATAAATGCTTTCTTGGTACATCTACATCGCAACATTCACATCTAATTCTTTCATTTGCTTTTCTATAAATTTCTTCTTTATTTTGCTCAAAATATTCTTTTTTTTTTTCATAAATTTTTTCTTTATTTTTTTCTACATATTCTTTTTTTTTTAAAGCAATCTCTTCTTTATGTTCTTGATAATATTTCTTCATTCTTTCTTTTCTTTTTTCATCTGCGTTTTTATTTTTAATATTTAAAGTTGGTTTTAATTCTTCAATCCAATATCTTAATCTTGATTCGCATTCATTAATATTTCCACATGAATATGTTTCAATCATAATAACTTTCCAATTATCCCAACCCCCATTTTCTCTAATAGTTTCATAAAGTATATCATTATGTTTTATATGTTCTGAATCATAATAAATAGATTTATGATATGACCTTCTTCTAACTAATGTAGTGGTATGACCAATATACATATCAAAAACATTAGTATCATTACAACAGATTTTATATATAACTGTTTTAGAAAAATCAATAGGAGTTTTTGGCATGTATGATAATGTATGATAATATATGATAATTGTATGAAAATCATTTTTTATTTTTTTTTGTTAAATAATTATACATTTTTTAATAGACTGAAATGTTGCGGCCAGATTGAATATTAAGGACTTTTGATAATCTCGCATACATTACTGGGATACATGTTTGAATGTTGGTACTGCCATTGAAATTTGCTTCCCATGAAATAGTAAGAGTGCTTCCCAATGAATTTAAACCTGAAATCCAGAAATCTTTAGTATCTTGTATGGTTAAATCTTCAATATGAGCAAAATAATACTTACAGAAATGGACTAAAGAAAATATACAGGCATTTATTCCATTCGTTCCTAAATCTACGTGATTATATCCTAATGCCTTAAGAGTATCAATATAAATTTCTTTGGGAGAGAGAAAGCCATAATTGATAGGTCTATTATTAATAGATATTCGGCTTTCTTTAATTGCTTGACCATTACGAATAAAGTAATATGAATTCATAAAACCATCACCTAATTTATCAGTTCTAATTGTACCAGTATTATCTATTTTTCCTAATGGATCAGCAACAATTTGAGACATATTATAAACAGTAGCACCTGCGTCATTGCTACCATATACAATCATTGGTTTCCATATAGAATTTTGGTCAGTCTTACACATAGTACATATAATTTGGTCTAATGAATTAGCACTCACGTTCCAATTGACACTGATACCAGTATTCTTTGTAGCAGATGCGAAACGAGCATTTAAATAAGAATAGAATCCAACATTTAAACCTGATGATGTTAATTTAGAAGCTTTTAATTTATAATATTCATCACTAGCAAATGATATTACATCAACTGTAGCATATACGGTATCTAATGTGAATGAGCCACCAGCTAGAGTTTGTGCTGTAGCATTAATTGTTGATGGGAGCACATATTGCGAAGCAAACTGAAATTGAATAAAAACATCTCCCAAGTCTGAAGTGTCTAAAACTTGCGGTTGACAACTCCCAATAAAGCCAAGAAAATGTGTAATAGCCCCTTCTGCTTTAGAAGGAGCAGTTTGACCAGTTTTACACCAATTATCACCAGTAAAAGAAATATCTAAATTAGATGTTGGATCAGCACTTACATATCTAAGTGATGGATCAAACCATTCACATACATTTCGTTTTGAAAATTGGTCAAAAGAAGAACCTTCTAGGTCCATTAATGTATTATATAAAAAATTATAACTTGGGAGGATGTCAACTGTATTTCCGTTAATAATAAGAGAAATTCTTTCAATAAGAGAAGAAGCATATCGTGGATGAATAAAAGTTCCTGTAGTTCCTGATGTAGAAAATTGATAGAATAAATTAAATGTTCTTAAATCTACTAATGATGAATTTGGGAGTTTTAAAGTAATTATGTCATTTGGGGCAATACCAGTAGTGCGGTCTGGTGTCATTTTAACACCAACACGGGACATATTACCAACTAATGATTTAATACGATAACTTAATGAAGTTGGGAATGAACTAGTAATATCAGCCATCTGTTTATCTAATTATAATATAAGAAAATTAATTAAAAGGAAACTCTGGAATAATAAAATTATTATTGCTAAAGTCTCGTAATGCTTGCCGATATTCCTTAATCAGTATTAAATTCTTGGAAAAAATAGGATAATCTGGCAATAAATATTTATCACTTTCTGTTAATAATTGGTTTCTTCTTTCTCTTGCGTTTTTAATCATATCATTTTTTACTTTCTCCAGAAATTCAGGGCTAAATTCTTGAGTATCCATCTTATTAATAAGAAGCGATATTTTCTATTACGCAACATTTTTCAGTAGCTCCGCCCGAACCATACCACCCTGAATAATATACACTATAAAGACTTCCGGAACTTTCTATATAACTTCCATTAGTATTATTAAAAATGTTACAAACTCTACATTTTCCATATACTCCCGAATAAGAAGATGTAAAAACAGTATATTTCATTGTCTCTACATTTGTTATTCCTGCTCCGTAATCACCTGTACTTGTCCAAATTGTTATTCTTGCGTTGCAATGGGTTTCACCTCCTGCAAATACTGTTGAAATATAACTGGGTAAATAAATAGGATAAACATATCTATATCCAATACCTGAAACATTAACCAATTGAGGAGTAAATGTAAAATATGCCCTTTTACAAACATTTGTAGCACCTGTTAATGTTGTCCCAATATTTAAAGAATTATTTATATTTATATTCCCATCTTGTTTTACTCTCATTCTTTCATTTCTTGTATTACCACCAGTGCAAAATGAAACACCATCAAAACCATTTATGCTTAAACCATCACAAAATGTGTCTCCGTTATGGTCGTATGTTAAAATACTACAATTATAATTATTATTATTTGCGACATCATAACCATTACGGAAAAATATTCCTTTTGTGCCTCCTGTTGTAGCATCAGCAGAATTCAATAATAAACCTTTACTATTAATAGTTCCTAAAAAAGCACTACTAGCAGCATAAAATGTATGATTAATGTCGCTATTATATCTTAATGTTCCAGAATTAACCCCAAAGCCATACCCAGTCCATAACTGAATTCTCATATCATCAATATTATTATTAAAAATCAATTTTCCATTATTATTAATATTAACAGTTCCACCAGTTGTTAAAGTCCCAGTACAGCTAACATTTCCGTTATCAACTGTGAAAACTTCAGCAATAGTATCAGGGCTTGCTGTTGATTGAATTTTTCTAATACAAAATCTAGCATCATCAGCGTCATCATGAAAATCAAAAGCAAGTTTAAAGGCATTACCATTAGTTGCTCCAATCTGTCTTAAATAACACCAATCACTACCAGTTCCACCATATTTAAAATTTAAATAGGTATTGGTGGTGTTTGCAGCATCAACGCCAGTACCAAAAAAGGCAGTTGAACCATTAATAGCTATCCCTCCTTGGATATCAATATTACCGGTATTATCAATAACAACATTTTCAACATTATTTGCTGAATTCCTAAACTT